AAATAGAATATTACTAACTCAAAGGTTTAATATAAGCGGAGGCGACATGTCTCATGTAAATATTACTTGTATTACGCAGAGAAATATACAGCACAATATGTTATATAATTTAAAACAGCTCCCCCATAAACTAATAATTAGGAAACATATAAATTTGACATCTAGAAATGATGTTAGTTTTGTTGTGGATGATTTTAATAGTATAATGAAGAATAATGTAAAAAATTATTTACTAGAAAATAGGGGTTCTAGTTATACTTTTGACAATACATATATAAATTTGTTTAAATATGAATTTGATACATCTTTAAATGTAACAAAGCGAAGTACTGATCCATTACTAAACATATATGATGAAGATATTAGACAAATTTTTTATAATTATAAAAATTATAATTATTTGACAAATGCGACAAATGCAACAAATTTTTTACATGAAATATTAAATTATAGCGATTTTTTTAGATCTAATAAATTATTAACTCCTACATTGTTGGTAAATAGCTTTCACTATAAAATAAGCGATTTTTTCTTTATGAGAAATTCAACAATATTGAATTTGGATTTTAATAATGAATATATTTTTAATAATAAATTACTTGCTCCACGCATTAAAATATCAAATATTACGGGAAATTATGTAACTTTTACCTTAATTATTTATTACAATACTAATAATAATTGGTATTTACCAGATGATCTTTTAAACACAAATAAGGAGTTATTGTTTGGAACTTATGATTATATTGTTTATAGCGACACATTAACTCAGTTTGTAAGACAAAACATTTTACCTGCGACTAGAGATTTTATAACTTTTTATAATGGATCAATAACTATTACAAGTAATATAATATATTCATATAATCAGGAATTAAGTAATAACTTTTATAGTCAAACTATTTTTAATAGCATGGGACACACTGATTTGAGTAATACCGTTTTTTTAAGTATTAAGGATAATAGCAATAATAATGCATCAGTGTGTGGCCTAACAAAGAAAAATTTGTATAATAATGTTTACTTTGATAATAGTCAAATATTAATATTTTATAAATTTAACGAAGAAACAGTAGTAAATTATCAAGTAAACACACCAGCATTAACATTACAAGATACATTAAAAGAAGAAACAAATAGTGATAATTATTTAATTGATATATGTACTAATGATATATATAAGTTTTATGATAATAGACCGTTAACTTTTAAAACATTGCGTGATCTATCATTTAACGACGAATATAATGTATATATAGCTTTTACAATACATGAAGAGCTGACAAGTATAAGCAATAACATTTTAACCCAATATGATATTGACCCTATTTATTTGAACAACATGCCTATTAAGCGAATTGGATATATATACAGGCAATACTCGGATTATCCATTAAATAGTTATGATAGTTCTATAAATACTATAACTGAAACATCTTATAATTCGCTAAAAAATCAGTTAGGTAGCCACAGCTACATAATAGATTTGAATGATTATTTTGATATAAATATATACAAACAAACACTAACTGCGACAAATGTATATACAACGGATTTTATTGACACAAGTAAATTGAGATATACTTTATTAGATTTAAGTTTTTCTAGAGACTTTAATTTATATGATATATGCGCAGGGCAACCTGTTATTTTCAATGTTACAAATTTGAATATGCTATTAGCTATGCGAAATAAGATTATTCCATTATATTTTAAATTAAGATATATGATAAATATATTAGCTGTGCTTCGCCCTAATGTTGCGTATAATAATGTTACATTAATTCTAAAAGACGATGATAGTATAAATTATTATAGTAATTTGTTAACTCCTGATCCGTCTAATTTGATAGTTAATTTTTATACAAACAAAGTGACTATATATAGATTAAATGCGTTATATAAGGAAATTTTTGATAACATGCAATTATTAGTATCACGCTATGACGAAGTAATACAAACATACACTATTGCGCATATATATTTAGTAACTATAAGTGATTTTTTAAACATGGTAATAAATTTTGATTATTTAAATATAAATTATTTGGATAATATATTAAAATTATTGGAGAGTAATATTGATGCTGTTTTGCTTGATATGCCTATATATAATGATATAAATAATATAAAGCGAGTGTTAACTATAACTAATTTACCTAGCAATATAGTTTTGAATAATAATGGTTCTAGAACACTATTAGAATATAATGATATAAGTAGCTTGAAATTTTGTTTTACAAATTTTTATTTTTTAGCTAATGAGCTAGAACTTATGAGAAAAGAGATTGCTGTGCGAAATTATAATTATGGATTAAGTTTTGAACTTTATAAATATGACATGGCTAGTAATACTACAAATAATTCGCTAAGAAGATATGAAAATATGTTTTCAATTAATAATTTAGATGCAACAAATTTATATAATGACTTGAAGTATAATTTCAAATTATTGAATAATACGTTTAGTTTAGATTATAGCTATGTTTTGCATAACTATAGGACTGTTACTAGTTATTATAGTCCTTCGCCAAATGCTACTGATATTAGGATAAATTATCCGGCTTATAATGATGCATCTGTTAATAATTACGCAACTTTATATAATAATGTGGAAAATTTGTATAATATTATTACAAGTGTTTTTAGTGTATTATCTACAGATTATGAAATTTTTAATAAACCGACAATATATATAAATACGACTTATGAGTTTTATGGTTCCAAACTATTAATAAATAGTTATTATTCCAATAGCATAGCGTTTAAGTTAAAACTAGAATATGTAAAATCTTTATATAATAGAGTAGATTTGTCTTATATTTACCTTGATATAACTATTCCGGACATAATACCTCCTACATTAATTTTTAATAATAACAGTGATATATGTTTTAATGAAAATGTATTTAATTATGATGCTTCTGTTAATGAATTAATAACCACCAAATTAATTAGCGATATAAGTTACATAGATTTTAATCAGTTATATCAAATTAGTTCTGCAAATCGTAGATATTATAATAGTGTATCCACTATAAACAATAATATTTTATCTATTAGCCGTAGTTTGGTAAGATCAAATAATAATTCACTATTAGAAATTGATTTTACTGATATAAGTAATGTATATTTTGGAGGGATGCAAACAAAAATTACTACTATAAAATATATTATTACAGACAATGCTAATAATAAAAATACTATTTTAAGAAGAATTACGTTAATAAATAGTAATAGGGAGCCCCTATTTTTTTATAATAAACAAGTTTATTATGTTTCTGAAATTGTTAATAATAAACCGTTAATAATTAGTGAAACTATTACAGAAAATGAGTTTATTAGTAAATTGAGGACCTCTGTAATAGTATTAAATCCTTTACTTCATGAGATGATTCCTAATTTATTTACACTAACAGAGCCACCGAGAGATCTAAGTTTTATAGACATTAACTATATTCAAATAGTAAATGTTGTGGCCTCGGTTGATGAAGTAATATTAACAATTAATAATGTTAATTTTAATGGACCAATTATAAGTTATCCAAGTGTAACAATTAAAAGTTTTAATGGCTTTATTAGTAATACTAGTAACGATGACACTCTTTATATTAAATATTTTAGTAGTACACAAGTTTATGATGTACAAGGTATATTTAAAATAAAACTAGAAATAACACGTAAAGAAATAGTTGCAGTTACAACTATAGATAGTCATTGTTGTTATCCAAAGGTTGACTATAAACCTATACAAGATAGTTATAAGTTAGGTTCACAAAATTCAACTGTAATGAGAATGGCCAAATATATTATTAACAGAAATATTTGAGAGAGTTATTTATTTAATATATTTATAAATATATAAATAAGTATGCGAAGTATGCCAAGTATGCCAAGTATGTCTAAGCTATTTATTCCAAGAAATAGCTTGAAATATATTTTATATTTTGTAACATTATCGATTGCAATAAATTTTATTATGAATAAGCAAATTATGGCATTATTAAGTTTAATTATAATTGCGGGATTAGTATATTATATTAATAAAAACGAAATGATGGCGCTTTTAATTTCAATAATAGTTACAAATTTATTATTAGCATTGCAATATTTAGATATACAATACAAAGAACCATTGTTAAAAACTACAAAAACAGGACAACATATAAGTCAAGCACCTGAAATGTTTGTATAAATATATATTTTTCTAAAAATTGATATATGTTAATTTTTTAAATAATTAACATATAATACTATTTATGAATAATGACAAAGGCTTATTATACTTAATTCAACCGGCTGAATTAGTTGGAACATCTCGTTATAAGATTGGTTATTCTAGGACTAATGATTTAAATAAATTTAGGAAAGATTATAAAAAGGGGTCTAGATTTTTAGATATATATGAATATGATCATTCGCCATTACTTGTGCGTGAAATTAGAAATAATTTTAATAATAAATTCAAGCTAGTTGCTGGTCGAACGTATTATGAGGGCAATGAAAATGATATTAAGAAAAATTTTAATGCTATTATAAATAATCATGCATTAGCAAATAATTGTAATGCAAATAATGTAAATAATGTAAATAATAGCAACAATTTGCTATATCAGTTATGTTCAAAAACTAATACTAAGACTTGTTTATATAGTTGTTCTCCTTATAGTACTATATACACTAGTCCATATACTACTAATCCATGTTCTAAAAATATATGTAATGGATCATTGGCAAATTATGCATATATGCATAATATAATGTATGGTGAAAAATGTGCAACAATGAAAAAAAGCCACACTAATCCAAATAAATCATGTTTATACAATGTTTAATGTTTAATGTTTATTAATTAATACGTTTTATTTTTTTATTTTATTTTAAAAATTTATATAAATGTCACTAACGAATAAAATAGTAGCAAATATAAAGAAAACAGATGCTGATGTAAATACTTTTGTAAATACTACAAATGTTGTATGTATTGACACATCAAATAATCGAATTGGTATAAATACCAAAACTCCGCGCTATTCAATTGATATAATAGGATCTGGTCCAAGTAATATGATTTCTGTAAATAATTTGTTAATAGAAAATATTGCTATTAT